GCAAGGGTGAGCATTAAGTAGTTCTTTCTCTACAATGTCTATATCGTTGGACAAAAGGAAACGAGCATTAGCTTCTGTAATACCCGTGTCGTATATTTCGTTTTTAAGAAGGCTCATAAAGGCCAGTTCGCCGTCTGTGATGCCTCTGTCTTCTAGGTTTCGTCCAACACCAATCGTGTCAATGCCCAGATGGTCTTGATAGACTTGTAGTCTAAGGCCCTCGAATAATACGAGTTGGTCAATAAGAGCTTTACGATTGTAGTTCATCCATGTACCTTCTGTACTTCAAAAGAAGCCTTCTTAACGGCTCCCTTGTGGGGCTTGTAGTCACCCTTCATAAGTTTGTAACCTTTGCCGGACTTCATCCAGTGAAAACCTTTTGGTGCCTCTACCGTCTTCTTCATTTGGTATTCTCCATCATTAGTTTTAACTTAGCCAGTTCAATTTCTAATTCGTGTACCCTGCCTACCGTATCTTGTACAGACTTAGGTGGTTCGAACTCATCAATCCAGTTGTCGTTTTCTTCGACCTCTTCCATAGTAAGTTCTAGGTTGTGTTCTAAAAAACTAATACGCTCAGTTAAGCCAAAGTAAACCCACACACTAACAGCAGTAAACGCAATCATACTGATGAGATTGCGGAGAGGGATAGTTATCTCGCTTGCTTCGTTTAACTTTGTGGCTGCTTGTTTCACTGGTTATCACCCTTGTGTTCATGACCCATCCAAATACCAAACACACCAGTCATAACGCCCATCACTACAGATACAAAAGCTGACTGTGCGCCTGTTGGGTCTGGTAAAGCCATGAACCACTCAGCGCAACGCCAAGACATGATTGTACTGGCTAGCATCATAAAACGTGGTAGTATCTTCCACTTGAGAAAGGTTTCAACACTCATCACTTCTTTCCAAACATCTTGGTTGCACCACGCATACCTAGCGACGCTGCAACAATGAGGCCCAAGCTGTACTGATACCACTCTGGCATCGCTTGTAAAGCTGTGAAACCTTCTTGCACAATTTCTCTACCCCAGTCACCACAGAAGGCCAGTATAAGAGGTACCGAGAATAAGACTGTAATCCACTCATCTTTCCAAGAGTGCTTGCTTCCTTCAGCCATAGCCAAATCCCAGTCGATTTCGCCAGTAGCTTTCTTTTCCATGATGACAGCTTCAGCTTTAGCTTTTGCAACTTTAGCTCCTGTTTCTGCTTTTGTCTTTTCTACTTTACCTTCTAGCCACGTACTGGCTATAGAAGATATTGGTCCTATAAGTGCAGTTAGCATTTCCATCTCTTTCTTGCTTGGCGCAAACGACTATTGGGGTCTTTTGCAGCACCGGGAAACTTTTTCATCTGCCCTGCTGACCTAGCGCAGAAAGACTTACGACGTTTAGCGGCTTTACTTCCGGGCTTAACTTTACCCGTAACTGCTGTTTTTAACTTAGAACCGGGGTTTTTTTTCTTATATTCTTTAACGCCTTTTGCAGTCATACCTGCGCCAGACTTAGTAGGGCGATAGTTAGCACCCTTTCCTTTAGTTGTCTTTTTTATAGGTGTTTCTTTTTTACGAGGCATTATAATGAACTTTCACACTTGTACTTAACAGACTCATATGGGGGTGGTATAATTGTCTGTGTAGAAAAGTACATTTCTACTACACGTTCTATACACTGTCCTTGTGTATCATAAGGTCCCCGAATGTCTTCTATTTCTAGACACTCTGTACTTCCTAGTAGTGGACTACATATAAAAAGTATTGCTTTGAACATTGGGGGTATATCCCTGCAGAGGGTAGCTGCTTATATCATAAAATTAAAAAGTCGTCAAGGGGGAAAGTTACCCCTCCCCCTCAATTAAGTTGTTTATGCGAATGGTGCGCCCACGCCGGGGTCACCCAAGTCACACATCACTGCAACACAACGGATTTTACCGTCGAATGTAGCAGCAACACCGATAATGTCGATGTTGTCTGCAGCAGTGTAGAGTTTAGCAGTTTGACCAAACTCTTGTGCAACAGCAGAACCGCTAACGTCAGTTACCCAAGTATCTGCGGCACCAGCGTCACCCATGTCAATTGTAGGTGAGCCTGTAGATGCAGCTTGGAATACTTCGATACCAGCCATCAAAACCAGAGTGTTGTCTGGAATTTCAAAAACATTAACGATGTCTCCTACAGCAAGATTAGTAGATGTAAAGTCGAGAACGACTTCAACAGTCTGCATCTTCTTACCAAGAGGGATACCAGCTACGGCACCAGTTACGTTGTAAGTAGCCATTAGTTAATCTCCCCTACTAATCTAAGCTAACAACGCCGCGAACGATTGCTTCTGGGCGAAGGACTTTACGTCCAAACACATGAAGACCACGAACGATGTCGCTGAAAGTTTCAGTTGAACGGACAACTTCTGTTTTCGCAATGTGCGAAGCAGTAGCTGTTGCAGACATGTGACCACCGAGAATAACGTTCTCTGTGCCATCTGTTGCTAGACCAGTAATGGTTACTTGGTCAGTAGCACCGCTAGAAACGAGTGCAGTTGACTTGTAACACTGGAAACCAGCGATGTTGCCTAGTGACACCAGACCGTTACGCAGTGGAGAAGTCGCGTCGCCAGTTACCTGAACTTCTGCGAACTTTGCTCCTGCTGAGAACAGGTGCTTGTAGAAAGCTGGTGGTGCAACGAACCAACGGTTCTCTTCTGGAACAGACTGGTCATCAAGTGACTGAGCCATTGCCAGCATAGTATTAACCGCTAGATTGCCGGGATTTGCGTTGCCGCCGATATCCAAAGCTGTACCGAGAGTACCGATGCTGCCAATCTGAGCCACAGAAGCACCTGATTCGCCAGTTAGACCAGCTTCAGTTGCCATGAGGTCAAGAACGTTAGCGTCGTACTTACGCTTCAGGGAGTATGCGCCTGAAGAAGTAGCCAATGCTTCGAAGTTGACGTGTGACTGACGCTCTTCGATGTCGTCAATCTTAAACGCAAATGCGTTTGCTTGGTCAACAACCATAGTAATCTGGTCATCAGCGAGGTCTTGTGGGTTTACCACAGAACCGCGTGAGTATGAAGACACAGTGATTGTTGGTTCCTTAATGATACGTACTGTATCACCGAAGTTTTCAATTTCGCCAGCGTAGTCGGTATTAGTAATATCTTCTGCAACCGAAGCACGACGGAAGAACTTGAGAACTTTTTGACTGAAAATTTCAGGTGTGAAATTCCCAGACGGCAGGTTATTGTAACCTGATGCGCTATCAAAAGCCATTAGTTCAATCCCTTCCTTGAGGATTAAGAGTTGTAATCAATTCGCCCTTCTGCCCTTGCAGAGTCGATTTCGCCTTCCAGCTTTTCGAACTCCCAAGGTTTCATCTTGGCGATATGCGAAGCCTTGAAGATTTTCTTTCCCGCACTTGGGTCAGTAGCAACTTCTCTAGCAGGGGTCTTTGTTACAGCATCTGCTGCACTTTCCTGCCGCTTCGACTTCTTTGGTTTGTTAAGACCAGTATCGGCCTTATACAAGTCCACTACACGAGCCGCCCACCGTGAGTCAGTATTGTTTTTGTAAATACCGTCTGATAGTGTTTTTGGCTGCTCTTCGAGCCAGTTCAAGAACTCATCTGTAGTCTTGATTTCATCGAAGTCAGGATGCAATCTAAGCAGTTCTTCGTACGCTTTCTGCTTTTCTAACTGCTGTTCCCGTTCTTTGATGGTACCAATTTCTTCTCGGAGCTTTGACACCTGAGATTCTGTCTGCATAGACGAGACAGTTTGAACCACTTCAAATACGTCAGGGTAACGTTCCTTAAACTCTTCAAGTTCTTCTTGAGTTCTCGGCGGTGTTACACCCCTTGGCATTTCAACAGCACGGTCATTCATGGCTTTGCGAAGACTATCAATCTCCCCTTTAAACTCATTAACCTTGCTATCGTAGTGCTTCTTCAGGTCGTCATACCGTTTTTTGTAGTCGTGTTCCGAGTCCTTTGTTTCCTTTTGAGGAACGAAACTATCGTCATTCTGAGTAGCCGCTTCTGCGGGGTCAGCTTCTTGGGTTTCTTCAGACGCTTCTAATTTCTCATCTTCGTCTTCGTAAACTTCGTCACGATATTTTCCACGATACAAGTTATTGGCGTTAGTTACTCCGAAGGAGTCATTTGGTTTGTTGGCTCTGTGGCCTTTTGCTTTTGCCATTTTTTACCTCATAATGCGGGGCTACTTGGCGTGTAGGTAGCCGCTTCGGTTATGTCAGGGCCGCTATGCGGGTAGCTGACTAATATGTAAAGCTATCGAACTTCGTAAAATTCGTGCTTTCCAAACTTGGTAGATAGCTGAAGGTCAGGGCTTTTTCTCATCCACTGACTTTGAGCTTTAGGTAAAGTGTAGTACAAGGTGTTAGGAGATACGATAGGCTCTGCTTCCATTTCGCCACTCAACACATCGTTAGCTGCGGAGTAGGCTTTTGCAAGACCCCTATCTGCTTTACCCTGTTTAATATCTTTAAGTATTCTGTTAAAAGGTGTCTTATCCACTCCTGCAAACTCAAAGGCACCCCCTTTGGTTTGAGATAAAATCACGTCTTTTATAGTGTTTTGTTTTTTGAAGTTTCTATAATTTGAGTTTGCGCGGTTGACAACGACCTGACCAATAGCTTTCATATCATCTACAGGGTCTCTGTTGGATACTGTTTCTGACATAATAAGAAGAGCCAAAGCATCTACGTCTGACAAATCGCTCATGAAGTCTTTAATGTTTGAACGAGTGCGTACTTTCGCACCAAATTGAGATGCAGCTTCCTTTAAACTTTTCGGAACATCGCCGTATTCATCCATAGGAGCATCATACTCTGCTTCTCCTACGTCACCCTCTAGCTCCCTACCTGCGAATACAGGCTGCGCTTCTACGGGCTTTACAGGTACAGTAGCAAAGCCTTGCTGGGGTGTTTCTTCTTCGTTAGATGAAAAAGGGTTGATGCTGTCAATAAAACCGAGGAACCCACCTTCAGCCATAGGCAGCACTGCAGATTTTGCATTTTTTAAACTAGGGTACTTCTTTAACATTGCTTCGTATACGGATTCATCCGCGTTATTTTTTAGATAATAAACAAAGTTACTAGCATAATCATTTAGTGTCATATCTGCGGTTGCTTTACCTGCAGGTAGCAATCCGCCTACAGTTTCAAAAGCTATCATTTTAGCACGTAGCTCTTCTGCAAATCTACCCTCTTCACTCTGTTCAAATACAGCTTCGTAATCAGGGTCAGCTTCTGCCTTTTTATTTATATTATCAAAAAACTCCGTATGCGCCATCTCTTCTGCTAAAGCAAACAGGTTAAATAGAGTCGGGGTTTTAGGAACATTCATCTCTCCCAAATTTGCAGACCAGCTCCCCGTGATAGGTTGTGTTCCCGGATTTAAACGAGATATTTCTTCAAAGTATTTTTGTTCTTCGGGACCGGGGTACTCCGAGGTAACGTCTATTCCTCTGTCTTCTGCTGTCTTAAATATAGCTTCCATCTTGCGACGTACTTCGTCTACAATTATTTTATCTTCGTAGTTTTCAGAACTGTTAGCCATGCCGCCATTAGCAAGTCCGATGAACCCCCCTTGTGCAGCCATCTGCTGACCGTTCTCTTCGATGCGTTCTTTAACTTCCGGTTTACCGCGATTGTTTATTTTGGTAAGGCGGTCTTCACCGATGATTTTGACGAGATGAGGTGCAACCGTCACTTCTCCTCGTGATACGGCTACATCTATTAGTTTAGCACTGCGTTCTGGATTGTCAACTGTTATTCCGCGTCTAACTGCTTCTTTCTGCGCGTCTTTAAGCATTTTCATGATGTCAGACTCGCCTGCGAACTCAACAGCGGCTGCATTGATGATGAATGTACCTTCTTGCTTTTGAGTGTTTACGTTGTCTGCAACTGACTCTGCTTCGGATACTTGGCTAGGTGGCGCACCGATAAATCCAGACGGTGCCATGCCTGCTGCCATCTGTCCACCTACAGCCATGCCGACTTGCCCACCATCAGCAAAGCCTCTAGCTCCTGCTGAAGCACCGCCGTAGTCTGCAGTGCCTCCTGTGGCTCCGGTTTGTCCGGTATCGCCAAAGTCGTAACCGCCGCCACTGTCGTCTCTTCCGTATTCTTGCTGTCGTCTTCTATTGATTTCATCTGTAGCACGTTTTTGTGCCACTGCTCTATCTGCCGCTGCTTTATCTGCTGCTGCTTTATCAACTTTAGCTTTTTCTGCTGCCATAAGACCCGAAACAGTACCCTTACCGTTTCTGGCTTCCTGTAGAATACTCTTAACTTTGTTCAGGTCTGATATGCCGTACTTTGCTCCTAAAGCCTTTGCATCTCTCTCCATGCCAAACTGAGCCGTAACACCTGTAGGTGTCATATACGTACCGTTGTCTTTGTAGTACCCACCTGTGCTTAACCTACCAGAGTTGTAGCCTTCAGATTCTAGGGTTCGGCCTGTCTCGTTTACCATGTTGTACCCAGACGGTACAAACCCTTTTTGTAAGGCTTCCATAGTTTTGACTTGACTATGGGACAAGCCCTGCATGTTTCCGGTGTATGCACCAGTTCTAACACGACGTGTAATGCCCATGCCGTTGCCAAACACCATTTGAAAACCTTCGGGACCACGAGGACCAAAAGCATCTCCTAGTGCCTTATTAGCCGCCGCAGCCGCTCTGTTTGCTTCAATGTCAGCGTACTGACGAGAATGCAGCAGGTCACTGACCACTTTAAACGCACCGCTACCGGATGCTGTCATATTGCCAAATGCGTTGCGACTACTTTCACCAAATAGCGCACCGCCTAGTAAAGCTCCGGGAAGACCACCCACCATAGACATAGCACCTTTGAAAGCTCCCGGTGCCTTTTCTGCTGCTCTTTCTTTAAACTTATCGTACCCACCCGTGAAGATACCTGCTGTCTCTTGGACTTGTGTTGCAGCTTCTCCCGGCAAGCCTGTCACTTTTTGCTCGGCTTGCTTTCCTAGAGCTTCAAAGTCCAAGCTAGAAAAACTGCCTTCGACTAAAGGTTCGTACATGCCTTGGACTAAACTAACCCTATCTGCAGTGCCTTTCTTTTTTTGGTACTCTCCATAAGACGCATAGGTATCACCCGCCGCAAAAGCGTCTTCACCAAACTTGATACTTCCAAACGAAGACTGTTCTCCGGGCGGAGCATCGGTCTGGTCAAAGGTTAATGCTCTTTCGAGGTCAGCAATAACACCAGCTTCACTATCTTCTCTTCCATCACTGTTATCTTGAGCCATCCCTTTCAGTTGGATGTCTTCCCCTACTCCGGGTGCATTTGGGTCAATACCTGTTTGTTCTGACAGGCTGGGTATGTCCAGTGACTGGCTGTAAAAATCAACGAACTGGGAACCATACTGGTCTGCAGACACGGTTTCTTGACCCGTGTACTTAAAACCAGACGTGTCTGTAGGCTCATCATAAGAAATACGTGGACCTACCCCGATGTCAATTCTATCAACCATTCTTGATTACCGCCTCGTGGTTACTCTTGAGTTTGAGGAGTGTTTCCAGTAAAGCCAGCTTCCCCTGCGCCCGGAGCAGTTCCGACTCCGATTGTGCCGTCACCACGCCCTGAAT